GTTTGTCCAGTGTTAATGTGTTGTTTGCAGGGACTTCCAAATTCTTTCCTACGTGATAAAACGTTGATCCACCATCTACAGTAACCTTAACAGTTACCTTAGCTGCGTTTGACTCACTAGCATTTGATAGATATACAGCGTGAATTACAGCAGTTTCAGAACCTCCTGCTGTATATAAGTTTCCAGCAGACGAATCTGTCGTTGGAACAGTTAATCCCGCATTTTTAAATGTACTTGCCATATATTATCCTACGAACCGAATACAACAGAATAAGCTAAAGCGTCATCTTGGGTACCTATTGTACCTGATGAATTAGGCAGTTTCAAAACATTATCAGCTGTAGGTTCTTCAACCTGTAGGATTGTTTCAAAAGCGTTCTCTAAATTACCTTCAAATATAAAATGACTTCCATTCATAGTTATATTTTGGTCAGTTATAGCATTATTAGCGGTAACATCTTGTAGAGATACAGAACCTGCACCTCCTAACTCTTTGATTAATCCTGATGTTGTTTTTGTAAAAAACTTACCATCTTGAATATTCATAGCTAACTCTCCAACATCCATATTACCAGCTGATGGAATTCTAGTTGCTACTTCTGTACGGTAAGGTTTAATTTTTGTTGCCATTATCTTTTCTTACTCTTCATTCTTGCTCTAAATTTAATTTTGTTTATTAGTTTACTTTTTGTTAATCGTCTGTCTAATTCAATACCCATTTTTCTACCAATGGATTCTAATTGTTTTTTTGTTCTTGATTGTAATTCTTTTAATGATATAGTTTCTGGTTTTTTTATAGAAGGAGCGCCTGAAACAAAAAACCATTTAATCTTCTTCCAAAGATTCATTAGAAAGTTCCTCCATCAACTGTAGAAACTTCTACGTCACCAGAGGTAACTGTAAAGTTTGAAGAATTAAATGAAGCTACTCCTATGTTTGATGTACTTGCTAATTCACCAACTATTTGTAATGTATTACCACTTGCAATAGTATTGATACCTTCTCCAGCAAGAAACTCTAAAGTTCCACCAACTCTAACTTGACCAGCAGTTGATGTTTCATCTTTAAAATATAAAGGATCAGCAAGTTTATCACTTGCAATACTTCCTGCTAACATAGCACTTGTAATTCCTAATGCTTTAACTCTTAATGCGTCTCCACTTACTTCTACAGAAGAACCATCAACAGCAACATCTATTGTATTGCCTGATTTTGTTAAAGCTGCACCAGCAGTAATTTGACCTGCACCAGAAAATTGTGCTACATCTAAATCTGTTGTTCCAAATGTTGGAGCACCTGTGTGTGTAAAAGTATAACCATTGTTAGCATTAGCAGTTCCTTCTTCTACAAATACGAAAGCACCACCAGATAATTCTGCTGGTTGGTCTTCTGGAGTTGCTCTTGTTAATACAAAAGCAGTTGAACCATTACCAACAGTTGTCACCACGTAAATTCCGTTTTGAGCAGCTGCTGTTTGGTCTTTTACTAAAATTCTATCTGCAACACTTGGAGTTGTTCCATCAAGTGATAATGCACCATTTGATGAAGCAGTTAAAGTTGCACCAACACCAGCAGTTCCGTTATTATAAGTTGCTGATAAATTAGCAGTTGTACCTAATCTACAAGAAGGTTTAGTATCTAAACCTTGAGCAACTTGGTCAACGTATGCTTTGTTGGCAAGAGATTGGTTTTGGAAACCAGCTCTATCTTCGTAACCACTAGGTACTATAATTGTACCAGTTCCGTGTGGTGTTATATTAATATTTTTATTAGAAGCAGTTGTAGTAATAGATTGACCATCTATTGTAATGTCATCTATTACTATTGACGTTAATCCTGCAACGTCTGTTTGCGTAGCGCCTAAAGTTAATGTTGATGATCCTAATGTTGTAGTAGGATTTTCTAAATTTGCATTTGATATAGCTGCACTACCTGATAGGTTAGCATTTGTTAATGCTGTTGCTTGAATTTCTACATTGTTATCGGTAACAACTGCATTCATTCCAGAACCACCAGCAAAAGTTAATGTTTCGGAAGTGTTGTATGTATCTGTTCCTGTGTCACCTGCTAAATCAATAAATTGATTAACTGTTGCAAAAGATAAGTTTCCTGCACCATCAGTTTTCATAAACTGATTAGCAGCACCATCACCATCTGGTAATGTAAATGTTGTTGTTGAGGTTACGTTGTTTGGTGCTTTAAGTCCAATAAACGCTGAACCGTTATTAGTTCCTTCGTTTAATTTAACTGTACCACCAACTGTTGTAGCATTACCTATAATTAATTCGTCTATTGATTTATTGGCGTCTACTAGTACAGCACCGTTTGCTGTTAACGTACCGTGTACGTGATCCAACATATCTGTAAAATATTGACCACCAATTACTGAAATATTATTTGCGTCTCCGTTACCGTCTACACCACCTTCACCTATAAAGATTCTATCTCCTAGGTTACCTTGCGTTCCTGTTCCATATGTATATGCTAATTCACCTAATTTTAGTGTACCTGGTGCTGAAGTTGCCGAACTTCTTTTTATCTGTATTACTGTTGCCATAACTTATTTAAAAACTCCCGCAATTAAATAATAGTGTACCTGTTGTGGTAACTATTTCTGTTCTGGTCACAAATTTTCCATCACTTGCTCTATACTGTATCATAGATCCATCTTCTAAAGAAGTCGTATCTACATCTCCCAAAAGAGAGAATTTTAATTGTGAGTTTTGAGCAGCCTGTCCAGACGGTAAAGTTACCGAAACTGCTTGTGGACCAGATTGTGTGTTTACATTAATTTTTGCTGTAATATCAGGCATTACTCTCTCCCTATACTATATTTATAACAAAAATAAGTTTGATTAAGTGGTAACTTGAGGTCTTACTGTAATTAATCCTTCAATGACTCGGGTTACTTCTGTACCTTTAGTGATTTCAAGGTCGTACACATATCTTTCTGCGTCTAGGGCAGCTGATTGTGCTGATGTTAATGATAAGGTTACAACTCCAGTTGCTCTATCTGAAGGCATTGTAACCGTAAAGTTTGTTCTTGTTCTAGTTGACGCATATCCTTTTGCCATTTTGGCTGCACCTGTATAATCCGTAAGATTAAATGGTTGTCCATTTGCGTCTTTTACGGTAACATCGGAACTAAACGTAGCTCCTTGGTCTATTGTTAGGTTAGCTATTGCGGCCATCTATTACTTTTTCTCTTCTGGTACTTGTTTTTTAATCAGTTTGACTATTTTTTCGTTATAAAACTTGGTTAAAACATCTATCTTTTCAATCTCAATCAAGTGTCTAGTCTTACTTACTTGTATTTCTTGTCTAACAGCAATACAATTCTGTAATTCAGGACTAAACTTTGTTTCGTCATACTCTTTTCCATCAATTGTTATCATTGAATAATCTCCATTTCAGTATTTTATATTACTATTTATACGTTATAAATAACTATATAGAGATTTAAAAAGGAGAAAATTATGGCACATTGGTCATTAGTAACCTATACAAGACCCAATACTGGAGTATCTTGGTATACCCCTGGATCAGACGTTATGACTGTAGTTAACGCACAGTTAAATAGCGACCCTAAACTTATTGAGAGTTATGAGGTAACTGAATCAGGAGACGGATTGAAACAATATTATAAGATAGCTTTTAAAGATGAATCTACATCTGAAGCTTTAGCTGAGAATGCAACTTATTTAGCAAACGTAACCGAAAGAAATAACTATTGTACTGCAAATAATATAACTTGTAATGTACAACAATTTGGTGCTACAGAACCTACTATATAGGTCTACTTGGTAAGTTAAAATCTTTATATCCTTCAACTTTCAAAATAGCAACATTCTGCCAACACATTGTATTATCGTTAGGTTCGCTATTGCAAGTATAATATAGTTTTGGTAATATAGTAAATTGATGTTTATTTTTTAAATTCCATCTTTCAACCATTCTATACATAGCAGGTCTTCTTTTGATACCTTGTATTGAAAAGAAAGGTATTAGATTTTTTGATAGTGCTATTTCTAATTGTTCAGGAAGAAAATAAGTTGAAGCTATAGCTTTTAATTCTCTTTCATTTAGAAAATTTAATCCACTACTACGTGCTTCTTTGAAATAATAAGTACGGTCTAATACTCTACAAAATTTAGATTCCCAACGAGGAGTTTGAAAGATACCTGACATAGCGACAATCTCACCACCATATATTGCTGTATGATATGCTAAATAATTATCTATTCTATTTTCAAAATTATTAAAGTTAGCAGAATCATCTTTTGCCATTTCAGCTAATCCTAACATTTTATCTTTAGACTTAACTATATCATTAATTATTATTTTCATTATAAATCATCTTGTCCATTTACAGCAACAACTAATCTAATACAATCTTCTTTACCAAAATTCCAAGCTGAGTGTGTCCAACCTTGATTTACAAAATATACAGAACCATCTGCTTTCATATTTAACAATTCAGGTTCTTCTCCTTTTCTTTTAACAGCAGTAAACGACCATTCATTTGTTTTTAATGGTATAAAATATCTAACACTATAAGTTGTATCATAATCCATATGAGGTAATATATGAGCACCTGGTTTTTTAATTATAATTCTAGCTCTTGTTGCAGGAGATTTAAACATTTTAATTACTTCTTCTACGTATGTTCCTCTTAAACATTCCACAAGTGTTGTATAATTTCTTTCATCATATTTTACATCTCTATGACCATCTAAAGGTAAAGTGTAATTACTATTTTCTGTTAATTCTGTAATAGGTATTTGTTCGTATAACTCATTTAAAAAAGGTGTAGCGCATTTAACATTTAAATTATCTCTATACTTTACCAAGTTATCTTTATTATCTTCTATAACTTTTAAAAGTTTATCTTTATCTATTGTTAATGATATTTTTTTGTAATTTGGTAATTCTGTTCTAGTTTTATTTTTTATCATTTAAATATCTTTCTGCAAATAAACCACCTATATCCCATTTACCTAATCTAATTTGTTTCCAATTATCGTGGTGTTTATCGTGATATCCTTCTCCAGCAGCAAACCAACTTATTATATGATTGGTTGTAGGACTTCCATTTTTATGTCCTAAAGTATTAAACAATCCATAAAATATAAAACTTAATACAAAAGGAATAACTATAAATCCAATAAAGAATTTAATACTAATTAATACTGCAATAATTGAACTAATAATATGTATAGTGTTATGATGTTTATGAAAAAATCTAATTCTTTTATTTTGTAATAAATCTTTAACTTCTTCTTTTTTTATTGTAGGATAATTATACATCCACCTATTAAATAATACATTCCAAAAACCTTTATGTTTTGGTGAGTGTGGATCTTTTTCTGTATCTGAATATTTGTGGTGAGCTCTATGAGCAGCTGCCCAACCTAATGGAGACTTTGCACCTGTTAATACTATCATATATAAGGCTATAGTTTCCATTATAGGAGAGAGTTTAAAATCCATCCTATGAGTAAAGTATCTATGTAGTCCTATAGACAATCCAAAAATTGCAATAACTTGATACCATAATACTCCAAATAGTATTGTTTCAATCATCTTTTTGTTTTACGTCTTCCTCGTTAAATGTGTCGCCACTAGAAAAAAGTTTAGTTGTTTCTTCAGGCCAATTTATTGGTTGGCACGAAGCGTACCATTCGTCATAAGTTTTTTCTTCTATCATTTGTTCTCCTATTCAATTGCAATTCTATGCATTAATCTTTCTTTCATATTATTAAATTCGTGTCTTTTATGTATAGTTAACCATTGTTCACTAACAACTAAATCGCCATCTTCCCAATGATGGTCATATCTATATTTATCTTGTAGAATATGTTTTTTAAGATATTCAAATAAATCTTCTGGTATACCTTCTATAATTTGATTAAAAGGAAAGTATAATCCTGTTAATCCCATTTTATTTTGATATACTAATTTATGAACATTATCTTTATTGTGGTGTTCGTGAAAAGTAGGATCATCTGTATATCCACCTTTCTTAAAACCACAAGTGAAAGTTATATTAACACACTTCTTTTTAATATCCTCTGGTAAATCTTGCCAAGCTTTATAATTATTAATCCAACTAGTGATACTTCCTTTACTTCCTTTAACAGCATATATCCATATTATAGAAGCTCTATTAGGATCACTTGGTTTGTTTGCGTGCCAATCTAAAACTTTTTTATGTCCAAATAAACCACCTTCGGTAACGTGAACTAATCCTGGAACTTCACCTTTAAACTGTTTATGTAATTCTAATTGTCTTTCTGATTTAGGTTTTTGAACTGTACCTAAAGACTCTGCTAATTTCATTTCTTCTTCCACAGATATTTTACCTAGTTTATGTACGCAAATTAAATCTGTAAAGACTTTTTCTCTAGTTATTTCCATCTCATTAACTCAAATACTTTTTTAATACAATCATTTGTAGCTTTTAGATTCATAACTAACATTGTACAATCATTATTAAAAGAAAATATAGAATGTACTTTATTTGTATTTACAAAGTATGCTGATCCTCTATTAAAATTTAAGATATTTCCATCGTGAATAAAATACATATAACTTGGTTTAACTTTTTTAATAGGAACAAGTATTCTTAAAAATTGTGTTTTATCTAGTGTTCTATTATCTATATGAGGTGGAAAATAACCACCTTTTTTAAAGTTTAAAAAGTGTGTTCTACATAACCAAGGTTTAAATGGTTCAACTAACTTTTGTACTTGTTTACTTTTGTAATAAACATCTGTTAATGTAGTAAAAGAATCTTCATTATAAATTGTACCAGTTTCTTTAGACAATTCATATAAAGAATCTAAATCTTTTCCTGTAAGTTTACCATCTTCACTGGTTACACTTAATCCATATCTAGGTATATTTTTTCTAGGATTATATCTTTTCCATTCAAAGTCTTTAATCTCTTCTAATAGTTTCATAGAGTTGCAAGTTAAATCTAACTCAATTACATCTCCATAAGTTAATAGATTAGTAAACATTAATTTGTTCTCCTATACTTTGTAATATAGTCTTTTAACATAACTTGTGGTACCCAACCTACTGAATTTAAAAAATAAGTATCTGCTTTATTGTCTAGCCTTTCCATTTCACCTGCCTCTTGTTTTTTAGTATCAATTGAAAAGTAGTCCATTATATCTGTTAATTTGTGAGATAGACCTGTACCTACATCTATAACTTCGCCGAAAGGAAGTAATCTTTCACTTTGAGTTATTAAATTTTGTATTGCTGAGCATACATCATCTACGTGAATAAAATCTCTTTTATGATTTGTGTTTATATAAGGAACATCATTTCTTAATATTCTAGGTATTAACATATTTTCTCTTGCGCCTGGTCCATAAACTGTAGTAAATCTCATACCTATTGATATAGGAGGAGCAATTTGTTCTAAAGAATATTTACTCATTGCATATGGATTTCTCCAAGGCTCATATGCTGTTGATGAACTTGCATAATATATTCTTTTATCTTTGAAATGGTCAAATAATCTTTGACTTGCTATAACGTTTTGTGTCCAATAATCTGTAGGATTTTTAAGACTATCTCTAACACCAGATAGACCTGCTAAATGCACAACACAATCAACATCATATTTTAAATCACAGGTTAGTAAATCATTACCTGTTTGTTTATCTATTTCAATAATAGTATGAGCTCTATCTTGTAAATAGTTTCTTAAATTTTTTCCTATAAATCCTTCTGAACCTGTTATTAATACTTTCATTTTGTTCCTATTATCATATATCTATTATACTTATCTAACTCTAGCGTTCCTTTGTATAGTATTTTTTTTAATTTTAAAGTTTTTTCAAACTCTTCTAAACTATTATGGCAGTTTATATGTTCATCAATTTGTTTATAATTATTTGATTGTAATATAATCAAAGAACCATTTTTACATCTATCAATCATATTATCTATTACTTCTTGTTTAAGATGTTCGCAAGAGGTACAAATTACTACATTCCATTTTTCAAATTTATAATCTATTATATCTTCTATTTTAAACCATACATTTGGATAAAGTTTTTGACCTATCTTTTTTGTTATAGGATCAATATCAAAAGACTGTACTCGTTCATCTGTATATTGAGTTAATCTATTTGCTAAATGGCCATACCAACCTGCAGCCACACATATTTTTGGATTAACAAAAAGGCTGAGATATTGCTTTGACTTTTCTATTAGCCAATCTTTACTTTTTTCTTGATTGTCGTTAACTGAATTTATAATAGACTTTACTAGTCTGTCATTGGTAACGCTGTCAATCACTTTTAATATCGTATCCATAATCTTACATAAATAGTTGTATTACTATTTATAAGAGATATTATGAAAAGAATTATTTACAGTTTATATGTTGATGTGCCTGAAAAAGAACATTATGGTCCTTCTAAATTCAAGTACGATACATTAGAAAAAGCATTAGAAACTAGAAACTCATTTAAAGATAACTATAAACAATTAGTTAATGTTAAACGTGAGTATGCTAAAGATATAGGTGTACCTTTTATAATGTATGAATATGATAATCAATATCAAACATTTGAAAAAAATTTATTAAAAGACTTTCCAGAATTAACAGGATATGAAATAATAAACTTTTACAAAATACATTTGTTATATGAACTAGCGAAAGAATATGATGAGATATTATATTTAGATTTTGACGCTATACCTGTAACCAAAGATTGTTTCTTTACACATTGGAATCTATCTAAAGGTATTTGCGTTTATAATAATAACGTTATGGTTAATAAAAATAATCGTACTATTGATAAAATGATACACGGTATTAGAAGTCCATCAGCAAAATATTTTAATGCTCAAGCAATGCTTATTGCAACTAATAACAATCCAAAAAATGATGTTATTAATACAGGTATTATTGGTGCTAGAAAAGAAGACATATTAAAATTAGATTTCTTTGGCAAGTTTAAAGATACAATAGACTTAATGACTAAATTAAAAAAAGAAGGATTAGATAATTTATATCCTCAAAATGTTATTGATATGTTTAGATATGATAATGAAACTATTTTTTCTTATAAGATAGAAGTTAATAAAGTTAACATACAATGGTTAGATACACAATGGCATTATTTTTTTGACAAACAATTTTATATACCAAAAGAAACAAAGATAGTACATACAATTAATAAAGACTTTACTACAGTATGGAGGTATCGTGAAAAACATAATCTATAGTATATACATTGAAAACAAAGAACCTAATTTAAGTGAAAAACATTTATTCACTAAACAACAATTAGAAAAACATTATAATAGATTAGTAGATGTTAAAAAAGAATACGCCAAACATTGTAATGCTGAATATAGAGTATATGAAAATGATACTTTCTATCAAAAATTTAAAAATAAATTTGATGGGTTTGAATTTGATATTATTAATTTATACAAGATATATCTATGGGAAAAATTAGGTAAAGAATATGATAATGTTTTATATATGGATTTAGATGTGGTTCCTAATACAACTGAAAACTTTTTTGAAACTTTTGATATGAATAAAATATGCGTCTATGCTCCTAACGCCAATATAGATTCGTGGTCGCAATCAGATAGAAAGAATTATAAAAAAGGCAAGGTAGATTTTGAAACAATAATATCTCATAAAGATAAGTATAACGAATATGTAAAAGCAGTATGTAAAAAAGCAATGTTAGCTATAGATAATAAATTTGATACTGATTATCTAATAGCAAATACAGCAATACTTGGAGGCAATTCTAGTGCTATATCAAAATTAAGATATACAGAAAGACTAGATGAAATGTCATATACTTTAAAGAAAGCAAAAGAGGAACAGTTTTTTGGTGAAACAATATCAAAACTTTTCTTTGCAAATAATGAAATATTTGTACACTATCTATTAGATAAAGATAATATAGATTGGTATAATCTTCCTAAAGAATGGCATACTTATTTAATGAAAAATGATAAGATAACAAGTGATTTAAAATCTGTAAAGATGATACATTTAATCAATAAAAGATTTGAGGAGTTGTGGAATGTTATATAATTCTAGTATTGATTTTGATGTAATGTTAGATATAACAACTAGATGTAATGCAGGTTGTCCACAATGCCATAGAACTGATTTAAATGGTTTAAAAAAACAATCTTGGTTACCTGATATTAATTGGGATTTAGAAACATTTAAGAAAGCATATCCAGAAAATGTAATTAAAAGATTAAGAGTAGCAGACTTTTGTGGAACCTGGGGAGATCCTATTGTAAATAATAATATTATTGATATGGTAAAATATATTAGAGATACTAATAATGAAACAAAAATTAATATTAATACAAATGGGTCAATGAGAAATGATGAGTTTTGGTGGAATTTAGGTGTAGCTGGAGATAAAAATTTAATTGTTGTTTTTGCTATAGAAGGTATCAATCAAAAAATGCACGAAGTTTATAGACAGAATACTTATTTAGAAAAAATATTAAATAATATGAATATACTATCAAATACAAAAGCTAAAATTTATACTCAAACTTTAATATGGAAACACAATGAAGATTACCTAGATGAAATAGAAAAACTATGTGTAGAACACGGATCAGTTAGACATAATGTTATGGCAACTGATAGATTTGGAAATACTAAAGAATTAAAATTTACAAAGACTGATGGAACTAAAGAAGTATTAAGAAAGACAGGTGAAACATTTGAAGATAAAGATGAGTTTATAGTATTAAATAGGAGAAGATTTGTTAGAAAGAAAAAGTATATGGGAACTGCTGATAAAAAATTAATAGAAAAAATAAGAAAAGCAAAACAAGTTATGGAAATTGTTTGTGAGTGGGGAGAAAAAAATAAAGTTGTTGTTAATCCTGACGGACAAGTTTTACCTTGTTGTTTCTTTTGCAATTCTCATTTTTATAATAAACAAGTACCTGAAGCAGCTAAACATTTTGTGGAACATCCTGTAATGTTAGAATATAAAAAATATGAAAAAGAATTAAATGTATTTAATAATAATCTAATAGATATAATGAAACACAAATGGTTTCAATCAACCCTACAAGATAGTTGGTCAAAGACTAAACCAGTCTACCAATGTGAAAAATTTTGTGGTAAATGTAATAAGAGTTATGAAAGAATCTGATATAAAAAAATTCTACGAGAATAACAAGTCATATTGTTCTATGCCTTTCAAAGAAATATATGGAGATAATGCAGGTAGGTATAAATTATGTTGCCACGCCAGCGAACATCTTCCTATACAGAAATACAATACAAGTAATACTACACCATTTAAATATTTTAAATCTCCTGAAATGGAAGAGTTAAGAAATAAAATGCTAGCAGGTGAAAAAATTGACGCTTGTAAAGTATGTTATAAATTGGAAGAAACAGGTGAATCATATAGAACTGGAAAATATAGACACAAATACGGTGTTGATTTAGAACCTAATAAGATAGGATTAAAGTTAAGAATACACGGATCATTTTGTAATTTAAGTTGTTATATGTGCCATCCATATAATTCATCTACAAGAAGAAATGAACTAAAAGCTATTTACGGAAAAGAGGGAGTATGGGGTACACCGTTTGCAACTGTTAAACATAAACAATGGAATGATATTATAAAAGATATATTAGATAATATTCATTTAGTTGCTTATATGAATATAACAGGAGGCGAACCTTTACAGTTACCAAAACATTGGGAGTTTTTAGATTTAATACCTGAAGAACACGCAAAACATATAACATTATCTTACGACACTAACCTAACAGAATTAAGATATAAAAATAAATCTATATTTTCTTATGTTGATAAATTTGAAAGAATTAATTTAGGTGTATCGTGTGACCATTATGGAAGAAAATTAGATTGGATGCGATATCCTATTGATAGAGAAAAGTTTGAACACAATTTAAAAGAAGCAAAAGGTTTAATTAAACAATTAAATTGTAGTACTTCTTTATTAAACATTTTTGATTTAAATGAAATATATAATTATTATATGGATAATTTTGGTATACCTACAACATTTGTTAATATAGTTAGAGGACCTAAAATGTTATCAATAAGAAATTTAAAACAAAAGGATAAAGATATATTATTAAAGAAATATGAAAAACTAGCGTTCTATGACTATATAAAAGCAGAATTATTATTAGAACCTTTTGATAGTGAATTTAAATTAATGAAAAAATATTGTGATGACTTATCTAAACATAGAAAATTTAACTGGAGAGAACTTTGGAATGAGTATTAAAATTTGTACATTATATTTTGAAGGCAAATATACGCCAGACTATGTTGAAAAACTATACAATAGTTTAAAAAGAAATTGCACTATACCATTTGAGTTTATATGTTATAGTGATAATCCTAATGTTAAAGCTGATGTAGTAATACCTTTAAAACCACATAGTGATATTAAATTACATTGGTATAAATTATCTTACTTTTCACCATTATTTGCTAATCAAAATCCTGAAGATGAAATAATTATTATGGATATTGACCAAATAATTGTAGGTAATGTAGATGATATGATTGGTTATCCTGTTGGTGATAATGAATTAGTATCATACAATAAATGGTGGGGTGGTAAACCTACGTATGGTTTAAAATTAAATGGTGGTTTTTTAAAATTTAAATCTGGTAGTTGTCAAGTTATATGGGACGAGTTTATAAAATGTCCTGAAGTTTGGCAATTGAATTGGTATAAAACTGGTGTTGTTCATTACAAATACTATGGCGAACAAAACTTTATAAACTGGATGTGTGATAAAAACAATATAAAATTAAAATTAATGCCACCTGAATGGGTATGTAAATTAACTAATAAAGAAGATGAAGATAGAAATAATAACATTGAATATATGAAAAGATTTAATAAAGATTATATGATATTAGATAAACCAAATGATGATATAAAAATTGTACACTTTGCTAATCCTAATGCTAATATACACACTAGTAAATACTCTTGGATAAAGGACTATTGGAAATGAGAATAATTTGTGTTAACACAGGTACTAAATTTGATTCTTGGTATACAAGAAATCTAAAACATATGATTGATACTTACTCTGGTTTAAAGTATGATGAGTTTGTAATTATTAAAGATGAAAATTATAGAGGTGTATTTAATAAACTCCAGATGTTTGATAGATTTAGAGATGGAGAAAACTTATACTTTGATTTAGATATTTGTATCTATGATAAAGTACCTAATTTAATTAGAAAAGATTTAACAGTATTACACGCTTGGTGGAGAGATAGAGCTCATACGTCATTTAATTCATCTGTTATATCTTGGACTGGTGACCAATCACACGTATATAAAACATTTAAAAAAGATTGGTATTATTTACAAGGTAAATATTACAAAGGTATTGATGAAATGTTAGAAAAAGACTTTGATGTAAAGACTTATGATAAAGTTTGTTATTCAATACAAGACAATGAATACGAACCTAAAAATACAGATTATAGTATTATGTTATTTAATCAAAGACAATTTATGATGGAGCCAGGTTGGTCTGGTTGGTGGTCTAATTACTTTCTTCCCAGATAGTAATAAAGTTTTTCAAAGCTTCTAAAGGTGTTTTAGATTTTCTAATAGCAGTTTTTATTTTTTCATTTTTAGAATTTTTTACAATATCTTGTTCAAATATGTAAATTTTAAAATTAAACAATCTATCAATATGTTCTTGTTTATCACTTAATAAAAAGTCAAACAATAATTTAAAGAAATCGCTATCAACATCTTCAATTATCTTTTTAATAAGACCTTCATTTTGAGCAATCTCTTTTACTTTATCCTCAAAAGTTTTTCTTTCATCTTTTTTCTTTTCCCAAGTATTTTCGTGTATTTGGTCTAAAGGACATATATCTAACAATTCTTTACAGATAGGATCATCTGGATTGTATTCTAATATATAAGGATTAACTGCTGTGTCATCATCATTTTTAGATATGACCTCAATATTTTTTCTGTTATCGTCTATGAAATATGCTGTAATGAATTTATCAATCGTAAACATAATATACTCCTGTGTTATGATTTATTAAGTCGTAAATAATATGTATTTACTGTTGTTTCTGTTCCGTCAGGAAACTCTTGAGCTCTATAGTCATCACCAACTTGTTGAGTTTGATAATTACCTGATCCATTTAATTTTGTATCTGCCATACCAGAACCTCTAGCAACACCTGAACCACTTGTTCCTATATTGTAATCTATTTTATAACCATCTAAAGAAGCAGCGGCAGTATATTTAATTGCGTCACCTAGTAAAGTTTCAAAATCAACTTCTCCATATTCTTGTAAATCATTTGAACCACTAATATATAAACAAGGATATGTTAAAGTGTTGTCTACACCATTAACTCTATGTAAATAATAACTTGTAATATTTGTAGGTTGGTCTAAAGTTTCAGGTATGTTTGCAGCCTGATAAGCAGAAGTATCTGCTCTTGTATCTACGAACACAGGATTTGCGTCAACTAAAGTTGAACCTGTTACCGATGTTGATGTTGAAATATGATATGTACCTGCTTGTGCTGAAGTTGTGGTTGCAGCTGCTAATTTATCTATTGCAGGATGCAAAAATGTATCTTTAACATCTTGTAAAGTCATCGCTTGAATATCTCCAGAAGCAGTATAATAAACAGGCCAAGTCTTTCCTGAATCTGATGGTGCTGTTCCACTAGTTAACGATTGATGAACTTTATCCCAACTAACAGTTACCGTTCCAGGTTCTGCTGTTGAAGCTTCATTAGGAAAAGAACTATTTGTTGAAGACATAGCACCTGCTTGTAATCTTGTATCTTCTATAGCACTCAAATTTCCATTTGAACTTACTACACTTAAAGCAACTGATGGTGCAATTGAATATTGATAAACTGTCTGATTAATTATATCGTCAACCATAGAAGTTGACATCTGTTTTAAGTCGCCTGCAATATAATATAAAGGACTTCTGATTGCCATTTAGTCCTCCTAACTTGTACTGCCAACTATAGTCTTTTGTGCTACTCCAGCTGAGTTTAATATTCGTAAAGTTACCGATGTTGCAAAGATACCACCGTCAGCATATCCTGTAGCGTTAGTTAATGCAACTGTTCCAGTTGAATCTGGAAAAGTTATTATTCTATCAGCTGTTGGTTCTGTCATAACTAAAGACAATTCATTTGCGTCTTCTGTATCTCCTTCAAATATAATTCTATCATCATTAATAACAGGAGCCGCTTTTATAACTAAAAATTTATCAGGTCTATTAGATTGAATATATGGAAATCCACCTGATTCATAAAATCTTAAATTGCCTTTTATATTCATAGCGTCAGCTTCTATTTCATCATTAAATTTAATTTGTGATGAATCAGTAGAACGAATTATATTACCTGCAATTTCTATTGTACCTATAGTACTTGTAGCACCTGTGATATTAATAGAACCTGCTGTTAACGTTCCAGTTAATCCTACGTCACCACCAACACTTGTTATTTCTCCAGTTACCACTAAATTATTTGGAATGGTTACGTTATTTGCTAATCCAATTGTTAATGTATCAGGAGAAGAAACAACAGCAGTTATTTGATTTGAAGCACCAAAAAATCTAGCAGTTTGTCCTGCACCGACTTGCTGTATAGTTGAAGAAGAATCTTCCATCTTCCAACCTTCAGCAGCACCTACTTGAGCAGACAATTCATTAACAGCACCTATAACACTCGTTGCTGTTAACGAGGCGTCTAGTGTACCTATATCGCCAAAATCATCAGCCGCTAATGCGTTAAACTGTTGTCTAAACGTTTCTAGTGTATCTGTTATTGCTATATTTCTTACAGCCATTAGTTTTTAATTACCTTTGTTATTAAATCTTTTATTTCTCTTAATTCAGCCTTTAAATTATTTATCTCACTACAAACCATTCTCATTTTATCAGCACCTTTTTCTCTATCTTTAACTCTTTTCATATAAACACTATACTCATTACTTGTACGAACTATAGCGTTTGTATTTGTATCTCTTACTAAATCAGTATGTCCTTCAACTTTTAATACAGCCATTTTCTTATATCGCCAAAGCAATTCCTCTCATATCTTTTATTCTAGGAGCGTAAGATGATACAGTTCCTTTCATAACAATTTTAACTTGGAATGAAGTAAAGTCTGTTAATCCACTTACTGAATATTTGTGTTCTTTAAATGTACTATCATTTTCAGAAGGATTAACTGCTGTGTCAGCACTTCCATCTGTATTGAATGGTATCCAATTTAAGTCTTCTATTTTTCTAACTTCTGAAGCACCTGATGTTCTAAAGAATAATTTTATTTCTGAACTTGAACGTATATTTGCTGTCAATCTAATATCAAGAGCAGTTGAGTTATTTTCTAATACAATCGGTCTTGTTAAGTAAACTCCAGCAGTTGACGTTCCTGTTTTTGCTGTATCAGAAACAAAGTCTGGTGTATTACCAGAAGTTGGACTATTTAATCTGTTTTGTATTACATAAGCACTTGCTCTTTGTAAATCTATAACTGGTGATAATTTTGTATTTGTTGTTGACATTTCTACATTAACAAATAAAGATTTAATTCCTGCCATCTCATTTGTTTCATTTATTGTACTTGCAACCATTCCTGGTGCTGTCATATAGATATTATCACTTTGAACAATAGAACTTGAATTTGCAACAGAAGTTAAACTAAATTCTGATTCTGAACCGTGTACAGATTTACCTGTAGTATCTCTTAATTTATAAGATACAGAAGTACCTGGTAAATTCATTGAAGCAACATTTACGTTAAGAACATCATACAATCTATTTTGAGTAGCGGTTACACTATTACTTCCAATATCTCCTGAAGAAGTTGCATTTGTAGAACCTGGTATTTGTATATCATAACTATCTAAAGTTATGTTTGAAATACTTGTATATGTTCCATTAATAGAACTATGTGCTAATCCGTTATAAGTACCTGATGGTATTCCTGCAATGGTAACATTGTTTGATGTACTATGCATTCCGTGGTTTGGATGGTAAACTCTAACTACGTCTGATCCGCTTGTTGTTCTAATTGGATTATTTTTAAGTTTTCTTGTTGGTAAGTCATCATTAACAAGTGAAATTCTACCAACTACGTTTGAAAATTCTGCTCTGTTTAATGTAAATTTAATATCTTCGTTTTGTTCAGCAGTCCAAGTTGAACCGTTTTGAGATTTAAACATAACACCAGCATATGGTTGTTGTGATATTGTTCTATCTGAACCTATTACTGTTTCTCCTAGTCTTCCTACATAAGCAGTATACTCATTTGAGTTTGCTAATACAACAAAACAATATTCTGTATTTTCTTGTAAGTATACAGGACTTGCAAAATTAAATTTAGTTGCTGTTGTTCCATCAGCACTTATATTAACTGAACTTGGATTTAAACTTACTTCACTAAAAGGTAATATTGTTGATCCAGGATAACCATTTACAACTTCTCTTATTTGAACGGTAACTGGAATATTACTATCTTTAGTACCAAAGAATAAATCAACAGAAGTTAAGAATACACCACCAACATCATCAATCATAAATGTTTGTGCTAATGGGTCAACCCAACCTACTGTTCTTTCTGATTGTCTTGTTGACGTTCTTGTAATACTTCTATTTTCTGTAGTAGCATTTCTAACAAGTCTAGGTTCTCTAGTTGAAATAATTGTGTTTTGTACAGTTTCTAATATACCTCTAGCAACGTAATCTGCTTCTCCTGAAGTTTCTACGTCTGAACTTGTATCGTTTGTAGGTGAACTTGTTAATCTGAATACTCTTTGACCTGTTCTCCATCTAGGATTTGTATTAACAGTTGGATCAGGAATTGCAAAAGTACCTCCACAAGCACCACTAGCGTCTGATACTATATTACCTCCTAATGAACCACCTGATGGTGTACAATAAGAAGATACATCTATATTATCAAAGTAAGGATAAACTCTTGTATTTGGTTTTAATCTTGTAGCAGCAAAAGTTATTGTTCTACTTCTAACAAATGGAACAAAAGCAACTGATACAATTCTGTCACCTATTGAATTTCTTACAACTTGAGGAACTAATCTGTTTCTCATTCCTGTTCTTGATTGTTGAACTCCTTGAGCAGTTTCTACTTCGGTTCTTTGGAATACTCTTCTTCCAGCTCTTCCTCTTCCACCAACATCTCTACTTGCGACATCTCTAGGTGTTCCAGTCCAGAAATCTTGCCAATCGTTCCATACTGTTCCAATTTCTACACCGTTTAATGCGTTATTACCGAGACCAGAAACTAGAGTATCAAAACCTCCCACGTTATTGATAACTAACTCTGGTGCTCTTTCTGTTTCTTTCCACTCATCACTTGGTGGTGTTAAATCTATTGTACCTGACCAAGTAAATACATCAAATGGATTTACATTAACACTCTTACTTGCGAAAGGTTGTGTTATTAAAGCAGATTCAGTAAAAGGTAATGTTAAACAGTCTCCTGTTTTTTGATAATTTCCTGATGTTCTATCGGAAGCTAATATAGCAGTACCATCGTCATCTGCCTCAATTAATTTAACTGCGTCCTCATTGAACATAGGTCTTAACTCACCTTGCGCCATATCAATAGATGATTTATAATCTACGTTTCCTACATCACCTATATTATGACCACTAAAGTTATCTACTATGATTCCATTTTTAAATCTGTCAAAACCATTAACGTCTTGAATTTGTAAATTTTGTGCTTGTGTTTCTAACATTGATAATTGAGTATAGTATTCCATATTCTCAATTCTATTTTCTAACTTACCAATATCTCTCATTGTGTATCTTCTGTTATCAACTTTCTTGATAATAATATCATCTAAAGTTAAAACGTAAGACGGTAATTCTAAAGTATATAAATGCATAGCACCTTCTAAAGTTTTAGGTACTTGCGGTACTAAAGCACTTGCACCTTCAACTACTTTAAAGTTTCCTTCTTTATCTAAAAAGATTTTATCTATTCTTGGTAAGTAATATTCAAAGTCAGAAGTAATATCTGTTCCAAATTTAACAACATCTGTTGTAGAAGCACCTGTACCGTCAAAACTACGGTCTACGTTACCACTATCTATTGTTGAAGCGTCATCTACTCTTGGTCTGAAATCTAAACTATCTCTTAATTTATATTCTTTACCTGTTGTATCAGAAACATAACTTGGTATATTTTCGTATGCAACAATACCTCCGTATGAGTCTACATCAAAGTAATCTCCAGAACCGTGAGAGAAATAACTAAATGTAACCAATAATCTTCCAGTAGGTGTTAATGCACCAGTTTTTAAAACAAGTCTTCCTATATCATATAAGTTATCTCTTTGTCCTGTGTCTAAATTAAATCTGTCTGTAATATCAGTATCTCCTGATACAGCGTCTGTACTAAAGTTAGCAGCCATTTTAATAGAATCTATTTGATAAACGTCTGCCTTACCTAAACCAATCGTTCCACTTTCTATAATTGATTGTGTAGCAACTTGTAATGTTGTTGCTGAGTTTAATGTTTTAGTTTTAGAACCTGCAACACTTCTATTAATTGTTGCTAAAATTTTTACTTTATGTCCAGCATAGTTAGCTCCAAAGTCTAACGTTAATGTTTTACCTGTAGGAGAACCAGATAATACAAATATTGGATCACCTTCGTGATTGTTTCCAGATAAACTTAATCCAGCACCAACTTCAGCAGCTGTACCTGATCCCATAGACATAACTGAAACTGAAAAATCTTTTTCTACTAAAGAACTAAATGTTTCATTTGTTCCAGCAGTTATACTTGCGTCACCATTTGATGATAATGTTGCTGTAAAGTGTCTTCTTATTGAAAAGTTTGTATCTGTTATTCCAGAATTAGCTGTAGTTTTTAATGTTTTAACAGTTTCATTTGGCATTTCAAATATTGAAATATTTTTATTTGCGTCTTTAATTTCACCTCTTCCTCTAGTTATAGATGATTTGGTTACGTTTGCACCAGAATTAGTTGTTATATTGAAACTTGTATCACTAATAACATAACCTACTATTTTTGTTTCTATTAATCCATTATCCGTTCTATATGAAACTTTATCTCCAACTTTTAATTCATCTGTAAATCTTGTACCGTTTCCTGTAAATACTTTTGTACCACTTGAATTAGATACTGTTCCTGTCAAGGTAACATCTTTTGTTTTTACATCTGCTGTATATGCAGGTGAACCTGACATTGTAATTTGTTTAACATCTGTAGGTCCATAATTTCTTACACCTTTAAATCCGATTGTATCTGCTTGTATTGTTGCTGTGTTAGAAGAAGTACCACCTGTAATTGTTTCTCCTGGTGTAAACTCTCCTTGTACATTTGAAACTATAACAACTCCGTGTGTTGCTGTTCCACCAGTACCTGCGTTGGTTACGTTTACAGAAGTTGTTCCATCTGCTTTATACAAATACCAATTTGAACCATCTGCTTCTCTTACTGTAAATGTTCCACCAGTTTCTACAGTTGAATCAATTGCCCAAGAACTACCAACACCTGCAATTACAATTTGTTGTCCGTCTACTAAATTATGTGTACTAGCAATTTGTGCTTGTCCTGGATTTGCAGCTGTTATATTATTAATAGCTACTGTTTCTGCTGTTCCCATTTGTTGAACTGTAGCAGTAGCACCTGAAGTACTTCCTGTTACCGTTTCACCAGTTGTAAATGATTGTGCTTGTAAAATATTTAAATGAGTAAATGTTTCTATATCAAATAGATAATGTTTATAAACAGCACTTGTTAAAGTACCATTAGTAAATATATTGTTTGAAGCTGTACCAGTTGAATATTCAAATCCTCTTGACTTAGCTCTTCCTATTGTATTAATACCTGAACCAGCACCTACATTAGGAGTACCTCTAACAGCAGTTGCTGTATCGTATAAGTTTACAGATTTAAATGCTTCTGTATCTCCAGATACGAAACCAACGTCTGGTGAACCATATACATTATTTACTTCAAAATAATTTCCTAATTCAAATCTAGTTTTAAAATTGTTTTCTGTATTAAACTCTCTTGTTTTATTAATATCAACAAAAGAAGTACCAATAGTTTCTATTTCATAACCTCTTACGTATGCTTTACCAGGTGATAATCCTGCAGCTATTTTAGATTCTAAACCACCACTAGCAGAAGTATAGATACCTCTATTATTTCCTGATAGTAAATGTTCTCTTAAATCTAAATCAAAATCTCTTACTGCATAATCTCCTGATTCGTCAAACGTTCTACGAGCAAAAGTATCTTCTATTACAGCGTATTGTGTTGTTCTAACTTGGTTTTGAATAATACCATTTTTTAATCTTAATAACTCTACAAAGTTTGCGTCATCTGTAGCAGTTAAAGATTTTTTATTTAATGTTAAAAGTATTTTAAATCTGTGAGCACCAGGAGCATTTACGTTTGATGTTCCTTGAGCGTTATCGTTTATACTTGCGTCATCATTAGGGGTTACAAAAGATTCTGTAACCGTTAAACCTACTCTATAAGATGGTGTGTTTGTGTATTTGTCAAGAACAATTGTTTGTCCTGAAACTTGTACGTGATATCCATTAATATAATAAACACCTTCTTGTACTTGAGCAGCTGCACCAGTGTGAACTGAAGCAACAGTTGCTGTTGCACTCGCACTATTAATTGTACAGTCTAAAGTTTCTGTAGCTGTAAATTGTGTTGCTGTATTATCTGTTCCAGTTTTTGTATATTTTACAAATAAAGTATCTGGATCAGTACCATCAGCAATAGATACACCTACAACTTTTGCAACAACGCCAGAAGTTGCGCCTGTTAAAATAACTCCGTTATAATCTGCTAATGTTGAGTTTGATTTTGCTGAAAGTTTTATTGCGCTGTAATTTAAATCGTATCCAACTTCGCCAGGTATAACCATAGCGCCTTTTTCAAATAGATGGTCTGATACTCTCTCTACTTGATTCTGTAGTTGTGTCTGTGATTGTGTTAACTCTCTTGCTTGAACAGCAAATGCTGGTCTAAACAATATTCTATGAAACTTTTTACTTTCGTTAAAGTCATCATAGTAAGGTGAGAGGTTAAAATCTGTTGGACTTGGCATTTATCTCCCCTTAAAATTCTATAATCAATTTGATATTTTCGGTCTGGTCTGCAGCTCTTGTAATTGGCGCTCTATTCTCAACATACACTACGTCTCCACTACCGTGGTCTAATTCAGAAGCTGAGTAACCACTAGAAAATGATTGACTATTAACTGTTCCTGTTGTTGTTGCTGGTGTTAAAGTTGCTGATGAACTTGCACCTGTAATTATATTAGTGCCACTAAAAGCTGTTTGATTACCGTTAGTATCTACTCCCTCGTCATTGTGTCTTGTTTGCATAAAGTAAAGAATTTTATTTGTTGAGTCCCACTCAATAACTTTACCTACTGCACCAGTTGTTGCTTGTGTTATTTTCTCGTCAACTGTAAAGTTTGACGTATTAGAAGCTCCTACAACAGCTCTTGTTGCTCTTAATGTTGTAGATGTAGCAGCCGAACCTCCAGAACTTGGATCTCTCATTAGAGATACTTTTCTAAAATCGTTAGCAACGGTTACGTCACCAGAGTTTGCTGATTCAGTTCCTTCTAAACTTGTATTTAACATTACAAAGAAACCACCTAATTCTTCTACTGCATTAAATCCGTGTCCACCTTTTGGTTCAATCATTACATCTAATTCTGTACTAATTAATGATCCACCACCTTGAGCATTTATATCTGCAAGTCTAATATATCCATAAGTATAACCTGTTCCTGCGTTGGTTACTGTTACCGCTGAAACGGCACCTGAAGCAATCGTTACCGATACTTGTCCATTTGAACCGTCTCCTCGTATTGCGATACCTGTATGTGTACCATCAGTACCAGCAGAACCTGCTGTTTTAATTTTTACTACGTTAATTGCGCCATCAATAGCAGCCGAACTAACTGTTGAGTTTGTTGAAACTGCCATAAAGTCAACTGATAAGAAATCAGCTTGTTGAGAAGCAGATAAAGTGTACATATATTTCCACTTGTATCCGTCAGCAGTTGATAAAATTGTTGTTGATGTTCCTGTTGGTTCAACTGTTGAAGTTGCACCATTATTATTATCTAAACATTTGTATACGTTTCTTGCAGCTGATAAAACATAAAAAGTTGCGTCATATAAAGTAGACGCACCACTATTTGATGTTTGCGCTGTTGTTGTTCCAGTAATATATTCTCCGTAGTCGTGTCTGTAATAATCGTATACTGTGCCAGTTGTCCAATTTCTTCTAGGAACTACGAAAGAAACGTTATTAGCTGTTACCTTTTTACAAGCTAACATATCGTCATATGTGAAATTTTGTGTGTTCTCGTTATCTGCTGGGGTTACAGGTAAAGCGTCTGTACCTTCGTTATTTGTTCTTCCGTCACCTCTTGTAGAAGTAGTAAATCCTTGAGGTCTTCCTATTCCTAAATAGAAAGTATTACCTGAAGCTTCAGAAAACGCTTCTTGGAATTGTTCCGAGTTGTGTATTCTGAATTTATTTGTTATTATTGCTGGCATTTATTATCCTCTTTCATATATTTATACAAGTTATCTGGCAGTTGCTGGAACATTATTTGTTCCTACTATTGTTTGGCCAAATGCCATATAGATGTATTCTGTTCCATCAGCATTATCTCCACTATCTGTCGTCCTTAATTTAAACCCAGTTGATAGTATGTCGTGCCAAGTTTGTTCAGAATCATTTTGAGATACACTTGGTTGTAAAATGTCATTATTTGGATTATATCCTTTTCTTCTATTATCAATAATTCTCCAGTTATCTGTTCCTGTCGTCTTGGTTAATACAAATGACGGTTTAAAGCCAGTATATATAAATGTCCCATCAGTATTTCCATTCCCAACATACCTTCCAATTTTACTATAACCAGGTATCTCGGCAAAGCAATAAGCGACATAAGTTCCGCCACTTGCATTATAAGCTGTCCATTGATTAGCTAATGTAAATGTAGTTGAAGAAGTTGGTAACCAACCACTACTTGAAGATATTCCGTCATTAGTATGTAAATAAAAATAACCATCTGTAGATGAATCAGCTTTAGTAATAAACGAACCAGTTGTATCTCTTCTTTTAATCATAACAAATTTTGGAGTTTTGCCAAGGCCGTGGCCGACAGTAGCTCCTGCTGTATTATTTCCTGTATATGTTGAAATTGAAAAACCTGCTGTTGTATTAGCAGAAACAGTTGATGTTATTGAACCATCTGAATTTGATGAACCTGCACCATTTGCTTTCCAGTTCCACGCAATAAAATTAACTCCATTATCATTACCACCTACAACAGATTGATTTGAACCTGTACCATTTCTACCTGTCCAACCATCACTATCAAAACTTCCAACCGTATAGTATTCTTCGGTATTTTCAGCAGCGTTTTGTGAAGAATGTATAACTTTATTACTTCCTCTAACTGCGTCCATTAATCTATGTTCGTAAGCAGATCCACCATCTCTATTTTTTATCCATAAGAAGTCTGGTTGGAATCCAACTCCAGTTAAACTTCTAGGTGAAGCACCATTACCTGCATAGGTAATTCCATTATGATGAAGTGAACTTTTATTAATTGTTGTGTAAGCCATATTAGATATTTAGTCCTTTCGTACAGAGCGCCGTAAATCCCGTTGGAACATCAAATTCAAAGATTCCCAAATTTGAAGCATTTGTTCCTGCACTAGAAACTGCTGTTGTTCCGAAGTAGCCATTACCAAAGTTAGCAGACCAATTACCTCTACCACTTCCACCCCAATCCATAGCTGTCATAAAATAAAAACCTAAATCTGTATCATCTGGATCAGTTATTGAAATACCATTAGTTCCACTTGATGGGTTTCCAGTACCAGTACCATTAGTTATATAAGTTCCGTTTTTGTGCATATACAATTTATTATTATCACAGTCTAAAGCTATTCCAATAATATCATTTGTCGTATAATCTCCAACACTTGATACCACAGTAGAGCTATTGTTTTTAATATTTCCAGTACCACCAGTCCTATACCAACTCCATTGATGTTGTTGAGAACCTATATAATTTCCTGAAGCACCAAGTTTAGCAAATATACCAATCATACCATCTCCAGGTTCATTAAGAGTTTTAAATTCTGCATACCATTTTCCTTTATTAACACCTATTGTACTTCCAAAAGGATTATAAACAGTACTACCACAAGCAACTGTAGTATTACCATTTGAAAAAGTTGATCCTGCTGCCATAGTATTGTTACCAGCAATTGGATTAAATGTAGCAAAAACATTGCTTGGATTATCTTCTGATTTTGTAAGTGTACCACCTGCTACTGTAAAAGTATTAGAATTAGGTGAATGGTCTGTTGTAGCATTATCATCTTTTAACCACCAGAATCCATTAGTTCCATAAGTTATTCCAGAAGGATTAGTTTTTATAGACCATTCTCCAGTTATTGAATCTGTTTGTCCGAAGTCAGAAGCTGCATAAGTAGTACCATCTGTTAAATGAACGTGGCTCCAAATTGCTGATGTTTCTTGTCCACCACCGCCATATCTACCATAATTTTGAACTATTCCAGCATCCATAAATCCACTTTGAGCATTAAGGTCAGGATCTGAACTAGCTGAAAAGCTTGTTATTAGCTCTCCATTAATCCACATTTTAAGTCTATCCCCAGCTGTACTTTGTGTTGAATCAAAGGTTATACAAACGTGGTAAAATGCTGAATTATCTCTAAACTTTCTATTGGTAACTCTTTCCCAGTTAGTAGAACCACCACCTCCAGATGTATTTCTCCAAATTAAATCATCTGTATTCCATTCCAATTTTTCTTCTCCACCTGAACCCCAGGTTCTTGAAAATATTTTAGAATTAGCCGCACCTATATCACATCTTTTTATCCAAGCAGAAAAAGTATATTTTTTATGGTCTGTTGGTGTGCCTGTTGTTCTTGTTAAATATGTACTAGCCATTAGTTAAATTGTGCTCCTCCCGTTGCTCCGTGTGATACTGTAATTGTAAACTCTCTATCTGTCGTTTGACTTTCATTATCCGTTGCACGAATGGTAAATGTATATGTAGTTGTTGCTGTACTTCCACTTTCAGTTCCTGAAATAGTACCAATAGTTGAATCACCATCTAAACTAAATCCACCAGGTAAAGAACCTGATTGTAAACTATAACTTGACACTGCTGTGCTATCATCATCATAAGCGAGTAAAGTAAATGATTGAGTTGAAGCAGCAGCTATTGTGCCTAAACTACCTGCAGCTGTTGACCATACTGGTGCTAAACTAGCAACTAAAATTGCTGTTGAACTTCTTACAGCATTACCATCATTATTTTCTACTCTTACAAAATAACTACCTGCACTTAAATTTGTTGTAACCGTTAAACTTGTTGCGTTATTAAAGGTAACAGCACTTGCAACAGTTACCGCACCTGTTGAACTTATTAATTCTACTTTAGGTGTATTAACAAAATTTGTACCTGCTAATGTAAATGAAGCACTTGTACCTGGTGCAATTGCTAAACTTGTAGATGTTATAGTAGGTTTTGTTTCTCCTACACTAACAGAACCTCCTAATGAAACTGCTGAACCATTAATTGTAATACTTGAATTTACTAAATCAGCATTTTCAATAGAAGTATCAACTACATCTATTTTACCATCTGTAGTAATTGTATTCGCAAATTTTCTAGTTTGTGTTCCCATTAGCTTAAATACCTCACAACTATTTCTGCATTAGCAGAAGGTGCTAATACAAAGGTTAATGTTGTTCCTGAAATCGTGTAATCATCTGTTGGAACTAAACATATTCCATTAACAAAAACTAAAACATCATCAACGGTTCTTCCAGAATTTATTGTAATTGTACTTGTTGAACCATCTCCTGTGTTTGATTTATCTGTGGTTACATTTCTTCTTCCACCTATTACTTCAACAGCGTGTCCCATAAGTGAGTGTGCTGTACATTGATAATAAAGTAAAGAAGGTGTATCACTATCAATTGTTATTTGAGTATATGCACCAGAACTTCCTGGTGTACCTGCAATGGTAACGTTAGTATCATACTCAACATTTTTCATTGAATCTCTATAAAATTTTAATGGGTGACCAGTGTTTGAACCATCTGATTGGTTAAATTTCCAAACACCTGGAGTTAATTGTAATAATGGAGATTCATCTCCTTCAATTAAATATCCTGTACTAGAACCAGTACCATAATTATAATGAGCACTTGTTTTAGTAGCTGCGGTTACTGTAATTTCTTGTATTGCTGAATCTGCCGAAGAACGTAAACCAATATATTTAACATCTGATATTCTTTCGTTTGCTT